AGACTTAAAGGACTTAATCTTCATTACATGGTTACCTTGTCTTACACATAGCGCGGAGTTATCACCGCCAAACCTGGCGACATCCAATCCCCATATAATAGGTGCGTTAGCTGTTAGCGATACGTCTCTTTCTACCGCGTCTTTGACTAGCGACATTGGTATGACAGTATCATCGTCTGCGGATGGGAACTCGCCCATCACCTCCACGCGCGCGACTGTGGAATCTTCGCCGTACTGCTCAATCATCGTTTGAAAGAGCTTTTGGTCTGTGCCTTCGACTGTGCGCGAGTCGATTTGTTCGTTGACCCAGAAGGAGCGCTTGGAGTTAAAGCTGTCGTAGAATGGCCCTGTGTTTCGGCGCGGGTTGGAGAAAGTAAACCAATACCTATCGCGCGTGGGTTCGGAGAAGAAACCTTCGCTGACTGAGTAAATAGGAGCAGGAATACCTGACGCTTCATCCATTATCAGGCATACGCCGTAAGATGAATGGATGCCTGCAAACGCATCGGGGTTTTCCTCGCTCCATAACTGTGCCTGCGCGTAATAATAACCAGTATCAATCTTGAGGTCGTTTATTAGCGCATCTTCAAACCATTGTGCTGGTTTTATCGTGGTAGCTGTTTTTGTAAACCAATGAGAGTTAATAGCTAATGTTAGCCACTTACCTAACTCCGCCCATGTTCTTGATCTAAGCTGTTGCTCGGTGTTAGCAGTTACGATTATGGTAGAACCAAGTCTGGTAGATAACATCCAAAGTATGATCCATGCGACAAGTGCGGACTTACCAATACCACGACCTGAAGCTACGGCTAGTCTAAACATCTCTGGTAAATCTAATACGTTGTTTCGCTCAATGTGTATTGCCATTTCTCGTAAAATTTTTTCCTGCCACTTCCTTGGTCCTTTAAAATCTTCAAGGGGGGTGTCTTTCTGACCCCATGGGAACACATACTTAACAAAGTTTACTGGGTTGTCTTTAATTGGTCCTGACCATAGTTCGGTCATCAATTCCTTTTCTAGTTTTACGCCGTATTTCATATTAAAAAAAAATTAAAAAATTTTAGTTGAGTAGTTATACATATATCACCACCGCCACGCTAATAAAGGGGGGGTCAAATGCGATTTATTGAGAGAGATTCGCATAGTTAAAAAGGGAGCATAAAAACTAAGCTCGCATCTAACCCCTGGTTATTCATTCGCGCCCTCGCTCGCTTGCTCGCCTTGTGCATTTTCGCTCAATGCTTGCGCGCGCTTGGGCAAGCGTGTCGGCGCGTGATCGATTATGCGTGCGCGTGCGCTGTCCAAGATCCCTGCGAGGTTTAAATTGTGTTCGACTGTTTGCTTCTCCGCCCAGGTTTCGCGGTCGGCGGATTTTAGATAAAATTGGATTGCGTTGAACTCGCCTTCTTGTATTTTTTCCATGAGTTTCGTTGTTGCGAGCTGCAAGCCTTTAGCTTTTCCTCTGTTCAATGCGTCCGCTAATTCAGAGTTTTTTCTATTTCTATGTTTATTAAATGTATCCCAACCAACGCCCAGACTTCGGCAGATGTCCATAATACCAAGGTTTAGCGATGCCAGGTATTCTACTCTGTCATAGTCTATAACGATTGGCTTACGTCCTCTTTTCTTTGGTGTTTTTACTGTCATATTCCGATTAATTATAGCTTAAAAGGGTATTTATTATGGTTTTTTAGTAATTATTTACATATTTATTGAGTAAAAGTGTTGATATTTGTAAATATATCATTATAATTAGTGGTATAAGGCAATAAAGCTTTATATACTACGGAGAAGTAATTATGAATAACCAATATATAAAAACATTAAGCGATCAGTTACATGAGATGAAAAATGAATTGCATGATAATTGGAAAGCTTGTCCTAATAGTTTGACAACTAGAAATCATATTAACAAGATTAATGAACTTAGAAGAAAGATTATAAAACTTCAAGAGGTTAAATAAACCAATGAGCATACCAAAAACAAGAACGCATAAAAGCGTAATAGGACAACTTCGCAAGAAGTATGGATTGAAAGACAATACACCAATTCATAAAGTAGAGATAGCAATGTCACCAAAAGATTGGGAAATATTTAAAGAAGCACTTACCTTTCCAAATGGTAAACCATCACAAAGAGGTAACCAATGAAGAAATATAAACCAATAACTTATGCTATGGCCGAATATCAATATGCGTGCCACCTTAGAGATAACGGACATACTGGCGAGATTATATATCCAAATAAAGATACCTCTAAGCAACAGACAGACGGCTCATGGCTTTTATTAACAATAACAGGGGAAAGGCTAGGCACAGTCTCTCCTAATGGAACTGTGAGGCTTACATGAAGCGAGAGGACATACCAAAACATTTAAGGCATCTTGAAGAATGGAAACTAAAAGCATTATTCTATTTATTCAGGGCAAGAACATGAGCAACTTACATAACCAGGAACAATTAGAAAACCAATTTGATAACATACTTGACCAGGTATATAAATGGGATAGTAAAGGCTTACTAGAAACTCAAATAAGAGATGTAGTCTTAGCCTATGGTTTACACGCTGACGATGATCGCGATGAAATATTACAATTCATAGCGGAAAGTATTTTAAACGACAACTATGAGGTAGCATCAATATGACAGGAAAAGGATCAGCACCACGCCCTTTCGCGGTGGATAAAAAAACATTTAACGATAACTTTGACAATATCTTCAGCAAGCGCGAGCGCGAGCAAATAACAGAAGTAACCATTCAATTTACCATGAAAGGCAATCCAACCCTTTACGACATGAAAAAGGAAGTTGAAAAAATGTGTAAAGAGAATAAAATTGTATGTACAACCACAACTAAATATATTTAATGCTTGAACTGATTATAAAAATTGTACTATCGCTCGCTGGAGTATTCGCGCTGATGATGTTTATGACCGCGCTAGCGATAGTTATAATAGATCGCAAGCAATAAGTTTGACTAGCGAGTGCGTCATTACTCTCCGTATATGACAACCCCCCCCTAAAATGCTCTCGCTAGTCCCCTCTACCATCAAAAACCACAATCATTGAATCATGCATACCAGGTTTATTGGTAACACGCTCACCAAACGTATTAACGCCAATAAATTTAACCCTACCACGCAAGAAACGAATCTCTTTTGCATTGGGTTGTATAACATCGTGAAAAAGAACTGTACTTGTGCTAACAGGTAAAAGACAAACGCATAACTTACCACGCGCCGCCATCTCAACCGCACGCATGACAAATGCATCTTTTAGCTTTCTACTGTAGGGTGGATTTACAAAATTACGCTCCCCCCACGCAATAAGCAAACCATCTTTATCTGGTGTTATCTCATCAAAGCATATCGGACACGGATCAAAATCAAAATTAAACTCCGCATCTAATTCATCATAAAAATCTTTGGGTGTCTCCCAATTATCGCTGTGTACTAAATTTCTATTCTTCACGCTTGCCCACCTCCAAAACCAAACGCTCACGCACACGCTCAAGCACCAACCTCTGTTGATCTATTAACGAATCTAACGCTTGAATCATCAACTCATTCTCCGCTAACTTATTTTTTAACTCTTCTATCTCTTTATTCATATCACGCACCTCCTCACTCGCGCACCAGGTCAGCTAAACCAACCAACAAAAAATGTTTCTTGCCTCCGCTCTGCGACTTGCGCAAGCGCTTCGGCTCGCCTTCTAAAACTATCCAGATTAATCCTTGCTCGCTCAACTCCGCTAGCGCTCGCCCAACGCTTTTCCTATTCACAGCTGTCATCTTCGCATAATAACTAATAGCGTCATGCGAGGACCAGGTTTCATACCTCCAGCGCTCGCACAAAGACCAACCAACAAAGCGCGCTGTCATAGAAAGATCTTCATTACCTGCAACCTCCGAGCGATACCAATGCCATACGATCTGGCGCACGCGCGAAAAGTCTCCCTCCCTCCGCGCAAGCGCGATAGGGATGAGCGCAGTTTTCTCCTCCGCCTCCGCGTGCGCCGTAATCCACCAATAATTCTTGTCTACTTGTCCGAATCTTCTCATAGCGCGCGCCTTCCTCCCAGAGAGTCAAACCCCCTCAAGGGGTTTGCTCTCTTA